AGCGACTACAAACCCAGGAGGGCCAGGACATTCTTGGGTTAAGAAGATGTTTATAGATCCATCAACCCCAAACAAATCATTTTGGGCTAGAGATCCTGAAACAAAGGAGGTATTAAGATACCCGAAAGGTCACAGTAGAGCAGGGGAACCATTGTTTCAAAGAAGGTTTATACCAGCCAGTTTAAAGGATAATCCATATCTTTACAATGAGGGTGACTACGAAACAATGCTACTGTCTCTGCCAGAGGTACAGAGAAAACAACTACTATACGGAAGTTGGGATATTGCAGAGGGCGCTGCATTTACAGAGTTTGACAGAAAGACCCACGTAATAGAGCCATATGAAATACCTAGTGGTTGGAGAAAATTTAGGGCCTGTGACTATGGGTACGGATCTTATTCTGCCGTACTATGGTTTGCGGTTACGCCAGACGATACGTTAGTTGTATACAGAGAATTGTACGTAAGAAAAGTTTTGGCGGTAGAGTTGGCTAGAATTATATTGAATTTAGAAAGCCAAGATGGTAAGATGGCGTATGGAGTTTTAGATTCTTCATGTTGGCACAAACGAGGCGATACAGGCCCTAGCCTCGCAGAGCAAATGATACTGGAAGGATGTAGATTTAGGCCATCAGATAGAAGTAGGGGCAGTAGAGTAAGCGGTAAAAACGAGGTACACAGACTGTTGCGTGTAGATGAAGATACAGATATGCCTGGGATACAGATATTTAATACGTGTACAAATTTAATTGCACAGTTGCCTATTTTACCGTTAGACAAAAGAAACCCAGAGGATATAGATACGCATTCAGAAGACCATTTATACGATGCATTAAGATATGGATTACAATCTAGACCAGTGCCTAGAAATATATTTGATTTAGATCCTTCAACATCAGCTATAGAAACTTTTAAACCTGCTGATGCAGTATTTGGATATTAAGAGAAGGTAAAACATGGCTGACGAAACAGAATTTTTAGACGATAGCACCAGTTCCTATTTAGAAGATGGTGACCAAGAAACTGAAGATGCTTCTGGTATAACTGATCATATAGAAAAATTATTTTCTAGGGCAGAAGATGCAAAATATCAGGAAGAGTCAAACTGGATACGTGCATATAAAAACTATAGGGGCGTATACTCTCCTGATGTACAGTTTACTGAAGCGGAAAAATCTCGCGTCTTTATAAAAGTAACAAAGACAAAAGTATTAGCAGCGTACAGTCAATTAGTAGATGTATTACTTGCAAACAACGAGTTTCCTCTGTCTATTGAGCCAACAACTTTACCAGAGGGCGTAGCAGAAACTGTAAATTTTGATCCCAATGAACCTAAAGATGTAGATTTAGGAGAAATGCCAAAAGATCTATATGGTTATGATGGTGATGGTAAAGTTTTACCTCCTGGTGCTACGGAATTAAATGACCTGTCTGAAAAGCTAGGCCCACTAAAAGACGCACTGGAAAATGTAGACACACTTAATGAAGGGTTTGGCATAACTCAATCTTCTGTTAATTTTCATCCTGCAATGGTCGCTGCAAAAATGATGGAAAAACAGATAAAAGATCAGCTAGAAGAATCAGATGCCAGTATGCACCTTAGAAATACTGCATTTGAATGCGCTCTGTTTGGCACTGGCGTACTTAAAGGGCCATTTGCTACAACTAAAGAATATGCAAACTGGGATGATGATGGGCAATACGATCCAACAATTAAGACAGTTCCTAAAGTATCTCATGTGTCTTCTTGGAATTTTTATCCTGACCCTGATGCATCTAATATAGAAGAGTGCGACTACGTAATAGAGCGTCACAAACTTACCAAAACACAATTAAGAAATTTACGAACCAGACCATTCTTTAGAGAAGAGGCTATTGCAGAGGCTATAGAAAAAGGCCAAAACTACAACATAAAATGGTGGGAATCCAGCTTACTTGATTCTCAGGATGAAGAAAGTTCCCGTGGGTATGACACACACAGATATGAATCCCTAGAGTATTGGGGTGTAATGGACAGAGAACTTGTAGAAGAATCTGGAATAGATATACCAGAAGAATATGACGAAGTAAACGAACTACAGGTAAACGTATGGATATGTAATGGCGAAGTGCTACGGTTTGTGGTCAATCCATTTTTACCAAAACGCATACCTTACTGTGCTGTTCCGTATGAATTAAATCCATATGCCTTCTTTGGTATTGGCGTTGGCGAAAACATGGATGATACACAGACCCTGATGAATGGGTTTATGCGTATGGCAGTAGATAATGCAGTTTTGTCTGGCAACTTGCTTATAGAGGTAGATGAAACTAATCTAACCCCAGGACAAGACCTTACAGTATACCCAGGAAAAGTATTTAGAAGGCAAGGCGGTGCGCCTGGACAGGCTATATTCGGCACTAAGTTTCCTAACGTAAGTACCGAAAATATGCAGTTGTTTGATAAAGCCAGAGTGTTAGCTGATGAGTCAACAGGCATACCATCATTTTCACACGGGCAAACTGGTGTTTCGGGAGTAGGTAGAACGGCAGCTGGTATCTCTATGTTAATGGGAGCAGCAGCAGGTTCTATAAAAACTGTTGTTAAAAACTTTGATGACTATATGCTACGCCCACTAGGTCAGGCTATGTTTGCGTTCAATATGCAGTTTAACTACAACAAAGACATAAAGGGTGACTTAGAAGTTAAAGCTAGAGGACTAGAAAGCCTGATGCAAAACGAGGTAAGGTCACAACGGCTTATGTCCTTCTTGCAAATAACGAGTAATCCTGTACTTGCACCGTTTGCTAAGTTCCCTTACATAATACGTGAGATAGCTAAGTCGATGATGCTAGATCCAAATAAAGTTACAAATACACCAGAGGAAATGTTGAGGCAAACATATTTGATGCAACAACAGCAAGGGCCACAACAACCGCCACAGGGCGAGATGGATATGACAGGGGCAGGTAATGCTAACATAGGTGTAGGTGGAGTACCAGTACCAGGAGAACCACAGTTTTCAGGTAATCCTCCACAAGCACCTCAACAGCAACAACAGCAAATGCAGGAACCCCCACCTAATGCAGGATTACCCCCAGGATTACTACAATAATGGAATACAAAAAACTACGGGATATAGTTACGCATCCCCGATATGAAGAATTGGAAAAGCACATAGGTTATATAAGAGAAAGAGCAGTTGCTAATCTTTCGTATGCAGACTCTCCTGTAGAAATACACAGGTATCAAGGCCAAATATCTATACTAGATCAGTTATTAAAATTAAAGGCCAATGTTATAAATGATGGGAAAAGATAACATGATGAATTATGACAAACCATTTGAGGAGAACAAATTGCCGTTTGGCTCTTTAGAAGAAGAAGTAGCTGACGATATACCTGTAATGCTATCAGAGGGTGAGTATGTAGTACCTGCTGATGTCGTAAGGTATTGGGGCCTGAAGCATCTGGAAGAGATGCGTATGATGGCAAAATGTGGTCTTATGTCTATGCAACAGGATGGCAGACTGCATAAGGTAGATGAAGATGGTGAGCCTGTTGAAACAGAAGCGCAAAACGAACCGCAATTAGAAATTGTAGAAGTAGACATACAGGCAATGCAAGATGATATGTCCGATCAAGAAGAAGAAGAAAATGATATGGACAAACAGATGGAATTGTTTGAGGATAATGTAATAGAAGTAGATTTTGATGGCAAAGATGAGGAAGATATAGAAGATGATGATAATATATTAAAGTTACAAGAGGGTGGTGGATTTGAACAACAACAAAACTTTGGATTAGGAAGGCTTGGAGGAGCAACACTTAGCATATCGCCAGATATAATGGAAACCGCACTAGGAAACATAGGTGCTTTTGGAACATTTGATGCAACTGAAGAACCCCCTCCAGTTACCTCGCAAGACGTAGCAAACGCACTTTCTGCAACGCTTTCAGACCCTGATAGACAAAAAGATTTAGCCACAGAAGTGGTAAATATAGCAGTAGATGAGGCTGTAGCAACGCAAGAGCCTATGTTTGGTAGTAGAGCAGCAGACAAAACAATGGGAGTAATATCACAACTATCTACTCCACCAGGAGTACCTAGTTTGCAATCTGCGGTAACTGGCCCATCTGTTACTGTAGCTAAAGATATGTTAGGAAATGATATAAGCTATAACGTAGGAGGTAACCAAGCACTACAGGCGATGGCAAAAGCAGCATTAACGGATTTAGTAGACGTTGGATTTAATATTTCTAAAGGGGTACAAGATCCTAACGACTTAGGTGTTTTAGGGGGTCAACTTGTAGGTGTGCAAGTATCAGATTTATTTGGTATTCCCACACAAAGTTTAACAGGAACAGTACCAACGGAAATGAGTGTAGCTGACTTTGACAGAGCAGTTGCTGGTAAGCTAGGGAAAGACATAAGTACGGTAGGTGTTAATTCTGTAACAGGTAGACCTGATTATAGTATGGCAACAGATTTAATAGGCGTAGATCGTGACCCTACTACAGGAGTGGCTACAACAGGTGGCTATACTTCAAAGGGCGATTTTCAAGATATGTTTGGTAACGTATCTGCTATGGGTACGGAAAAAGACTTTTTAAGTATGGACATTAAAGATCAAACAGAGGTTGTAGGAAAAAGAGGACTAGGAGGATTTTTTGGTATAGACCCAGGAATAGCAGCAAAAGGTGGAGCAACATCTTTAGCAGATCAAGAAAGAGATGTAAGTTTAAGTTCGTTGGGGGTAAGTGATGTAGCAGACCTAGAAGCACAAGCTGATAAAGAAAAAGAACAACAAGAAGAAGAACAACAAGAAATGCAAG